ATGTCTATGATGGAAGATTTCTGGTTGCCTAGAAGAGAAGGTGGTAGAGGAACTGAAATCACAACACTCCCTGGTGGACAAAACTTAGGAGAACTTGCTGATATTGAGTACTTCCAGAAGAAACTTTATAGAGCATTAGGTGTTCCTGAATCTAGAATTGCTAATGATGGTGGTTTTAATTTAGGACGTTCATCAGAAATTCTAAGAGACGAACTTAAATTTGCTAAGTTTGTAGGACGTTTAAGAAAGCGTTTTGCTGGAATGTTTAGTGATATGCTCAGAACTCAATTGATTCTGAAGAATATTGTTACTCCAGAAGATTGGGAAATCATGGAGGATCATATTCAGTATGACTTCTTATATGATAATCAGTTTGCTGAACTTAAAGAATCTGAATTAATGGAAGGAAGATTGAATATTCTTGCTACTATTGAACCTTATGTTGGCAAGTACTATTCTACAGAATATGTAAGAAGAAGAATATTACGTCAAACTGATGGTGAGATTATAGAGATTGATGAACAGATAGAGGATGAAATACAAAAAGGTATTCTTCCAGATCCATCAACAATAGATCCAGTTACTGGAGAACCATTACAACAAGAAGGTATGGGAGGTGATCCTATGGGAATGGGTGAAGTTCCAGTTGAACCTGATTTAGGTGCACAAGCACAAGATGTAGGTGCTCAATTAGAAAAAGACACCAAAAAGGCAGAGATATAAATAAATTATATAACTATGAACACATATCATGACTAATATATTAGATTTGATTGCATCCGATGAATCCTCAAGTGATATCAGCGATGCAATTAAAGATGCATTATTTGCAAAAACATCAGAAAAAATAGACGCATTGAAACCTTCAATAAGTTCTAGTATGTTTGATGAGCCTGAAGTTGAAGACGAAACTACTGTAGAACCCGAAGAGGAAACACAAGAAGATGGCTAGACTTTTAATAAAAGGAGCAGAAGCCGCATTAGGTACTAACACTGCTGGTGCAAATGCTTTTAGTAGTGCGAGACTGGTTCGTGTTGTGAATACAACCTCCAATGCTCATTTAGTAACACTTGTTGCAACAGTAGGTGGATCAACACTTGGTTCATTTACCTTAGCAGGTGGTGACTCAGTTGAATTGGAAAAGGAACCATTAAATGGTGTCTTTGCTGCAAATGCTGGAGTTAAAGCTTCTGCAATCGGATATAGTAACTAAGAAAATGAAACTAATTACAGAAGAAATTTCAAGCGTTAAATTTATTACCGAAGGAAAAGGTTCTAAAAAGAAACTTTATATCGAAGGTGTTTTCCTCCAAGGAGACATTAAAAATCGTAATGGTAGAATGTATCCAGTCGATACTCTTTCAAGAGAAGTTGATAGATATAACGAATCTTTTGTACAAAAGGGACGTGCTCTTGGTGAATTGGGACATCCAGAAGGTCCAACCGTAAATCTGGATAGAGTATCTCATAAAATTACATCTCTTGTAAGAGAAGGTAATAATTTTAAAGGTAAAGCACAATTACTTTCAACACCTATGGGTAAGATTGCTTCATCATTAATTGATGAGGGAGTTACACTTGGTGTATCATCTCGTGGTGTTGGTTCACTTAAAGAAGATAGAATGGGTGTTAAAGTTGTTGGTGAAGATTTTCAGTTAGCAACTGCTGCCGATATAGTCGCTGATCCTTCTGCCCCTGATGCTTTTGTATCTGGAATCATGGAAGGAAAAGAGTGGGTTTGGGATGGAGGAATCCTTCGTGAACAACTTGCTGAGAAAGCAAAAAGAACAATCAACACTTTAGTTGATCAGAGAAGACTGGAAGAACATAAGTTGAATCTATTCAACGATTTTCTTTCAAATCTGTAAACTCTATAAATAAATACAGATTAATTTAAAAATATCTAAAACAAATGTCCGTTGGTAACGATTTACAAGAAATGGAAAACGCAGTAACAAAAGGAGCTGCTAAGGGCGACCCAATGCAGAAGCTCACCACAGGTGGTACTCCTGTCACTTGGGAAGACTTAGGTGGTCCTACCCCAGAAAATTCAAAACCTGATGACGACTCTAACAAGTTGGCAACTCCAGGCAAAACTCTCGCTCAAGTGAGAAATGTTGTCAATAAGGGTGCTGGTAAAGCAGATCCTATGAAGGGGTTAAATTCAGGTGATGAAGTTGAACTCAAAGACGATCAAGAAATCGTTGCCGAAGACGAAGTAACTACAGATGAAGTAGTTGCTGAAGAAGAAACATCAACTGAAACAGTTGTCGCTGAAGAAGAGACTACTGAAGAAGAAGTTGTTTCCGAAGAAGAAACTTCTACTGAAGAAGTTGTCGCTGAAGAGCAAATTGAAGAAGAGAAAATTGATGTCGAAGAAGATCTCAATGCTCTTATTGCTGGCGAAGAACTTTCAGAAGAGTTCACCAACAAAGCACGGACAATCTTTGAAGCTGCTATCAGAACTAAGGTAGAAGACATCAAAGGAGAGCTTACAGAAGCTTACGAATCTCAACTTGTAGAAGAGGTTAACGTAATCAAAGAAGCTCTAACCGAAAGACTTGACTCCTATCTCGAATATGTTGCTCAAGAATGGGTGGAAGAAAATCACCTAGTAATCGAGAACGGACTCAAAACAGAAATGACTGAATCCTTCCTAGAAGGTATGAAGTCACTATTTGAAGAACATTATGTAACCATCCCTGATGAAAAATATGATGTCCTCAATAGCATGGTAGAAAAACTTGATGAAATGGAATCAAAACTCAACGAGCAGATTGATAGAAACGTTTCTCTTAATAGGAGACTAGCGGAATCAACTGCCGATGTAATCTTTGCAGAAGTCACTGAAGGTTTAGCAATCTCTTCTAGAGATAAGCTACAATCTCTTGCTGAAAAGATTGAGTTTGAAAGTGAGACAGACTATCGTGAGAAGTTAGGAACATTGAAGGAATCTTATTTCCCAAGCCATCCTAACGCTCAAAAGCAAACTACTGAGACTATATCTGAAGGAGTTGCATCTGCAGCACCAGAACAGGTATCTAAATCTATGGAAGCATACATGGCAAGTCTTGGCAGAATTGCTAAAAAGTGATTTTTAAATTATAAGTAAACAAACTCATTAAATCTTTTTAAAGAAAAATGCAAGCCCCTATTAATCAGGAAGCTCTGCAGGAGAAATGGGCACCATTACTAGACTACGAAGGACTAGATAACATCAAAGATCCTCACCGTAGAATGGTAACAGCCGTTCTTCTGGAGAACCAAGAACAAGCACTTCGTGAAGAGAAGGAATTCCTTTCAGAAGCAGCACCAACCAACTCAGTTGGTAATGGTGGATATACAAGTTCAGGTGGACAAACCGTTGCTGGTTTCGACCCTGTACTAATAAGTCTTATTCGTCGTTCAATGCCTAACCTAGTCGCATATGACTTGGCTGGTGTTCAACCGATGAACGGTCCTACTGGACTAATTTTCGCAATGAGATCTCGCTACGCTGCTCAAGACGGCAACGAAGCTCTCTTCAATGAGGCAGACACAGCATTCGCATCTAGTAACCAAGCAGCTGCTGGACTTCCTAACGGATTCTCTGGACCTACAGTTGGTTTCGGTACTACTGGACCTGGATCTGCTCAATCTTCTGATCCATCTGCGATCAACCCAAGCAATACCGCAAGACAGTTGGCATACTCAACTGGACAAGGTATGCGTACAGACGATGCTGAAGCTTTAGGCGATGGCACATCTGGAAACAATTTCAACGAAATGGCATTCTCAATCGAGAAAGTCACCGTGACTGCGAAGTCTCGTGCGTTGAAAGCTGAGTACTCACTAGAGCTTGCTCAGGATCTTAAAGCAATCCACGGATTGAATGCAGAAGCCGAGTTGGCAAACATTCTTTCTACTGAGATTCTTGCTGAGATCAACCGTGAAATCATCAGAACAATCTACAAGGTTGCTAAAGATGGTGCACAAAACAACACTGCTACTGCTGGTAAGTTCGACTTAGACGTTGACTCCAATGGTAGATGGTCAGTTGAGAAGTTCAAAGGTTTGATCTTCCAGATTGAAAGAGATGCTAACGCAATCGCTCAAGAAACTCGTCGTGGAAAGGGTAACATTGTTATGTGCTCTGCTGACGTTGCTTCTGCACTAACAATGGCTGGTGTACTTGATTACACACCTGCTCTTAATGCTAACTTGAACGTTGATGACACAGGCAATACATTTGCTGGTGTACTTGGCGGTAAGTTCAAGGTATACATCGACCCTTATTCTTCTAACGTATCTGACAATCAGTACTACGTTGCTGGATATAAAGGTTCTTCACCTTATGACGCTGGATTATTCTACTGCCCATACGTTCCTCTACAGATGGTTCGTGCAGTTGGTCAGGATTCATTCCAACCAAAAATCGGGTTTAAGACTCGTTACGGTGTTGTTGCTAACCCATTTGCTGAAGGTACTTCAGTTGGTGCTGGTGCACTCACAGTTAACTCAAACCGTTACTACAGACGTGTAACTGTTAACAACCTAATGTAAGCGAGACGCTTATATATCTTCAAAGCACTTCCTTCGGGAGGTGCTTTTTTTTGTCTAAATACACCAGGAGACCTGTAGAACTAATGGCATACTATCATATCAAAAAGAAAGCATCCTTAACTGATGACGACATTTACTTTGTAGGTGGTGTAAGTTGGAGTGATGATTATTCAAAAAGACAAAAATGGACATC